ACAGCACCGACCACGCCGCCACGGCGAGGGTGGCGAGCGCGCCGCCCACGGCGGCGACGGTCTCGGCGTCGGCGAGGCCCTTGCCGACAAGGTAGCCGCCGATGGCGGCCACGACGGCGCGGACGATTCCGGCGATTTGTTCTGCGTTCATGTTCGTCTCCTATGCTTCATTGGCCGAGGCCTTCGCCCCGTTGGATGCGATGAGCGGCATAGGGCCGCCCAGCACGGTGAAGCCCGGGGGCCAGCGGTAGCCGAGCACCCGGGCGCGATCAAAGGGAGCCACCGTCACGGCGTTGCCCTGGTTCCCGCCGAGCACCATCAGGCGCCCGGCTTCGTCGTTTCCGACCACGAACCCGACGTGGCCGCCGCCCTTGCGATCAAGGATAACGACAGCGCCCACGGCGGGCTCACGGATATAATCGCCCCAGTCGAGCCACGCCTTGGCGCGGTACCAATGCTTTGGGCGCTTGATGCCCTCGCCCTCGAGCACGGCGGCGACGAAGGTGCCGCACCACGGGGTCTCATCATCCGACCACCACGCCTTGAGCTCGCGCAGCCAGCGGGCGATGGTGGGCGCGGTCGCCTTGCCGGGTATCTCCCGCAGGCCGAGGAAGGCGCGCGCGGCGATAAGCCAGCGTGGCTCCATCAGGGCTTCCTCAAATTCTTGAAGTGTACGGCGATCGCGAAGCAGCCGGCCGCGATCGCGATGAGCCCGGCGACCAGCGAGATGACCTCGTTGGCCTGGGTCATCCACGACACGCTGGCGGCGGTCACGCTGCCGGCGGCTGCGACATCGCCCACGCGCTCGATCGGGACTGTCACGGCTCCCGCTCCTTGAGCTGCTCGTCGGCCTGCTCCTTGACCTTCACCACCAAAGGCCACGCGCCGCTGCTCGTCGGCAACTGCCCAAGCACTTGCAAGATAGCCTGCACTTCGTCGCGGGTCAGTTTAAGGGTGATTTCCATGTGCGCTCCTGTGTGTTACGGGCCAGCATCGCGCCAAACGCCGGTGCTGTAGAAGTAAAGTTTGTTGTTGGTGGTATCTACGACGATGGGTGCAAGGCCCGTGATGGCGGTCGGCGTTCCGGTCGGCGTACCCGAGCAGGTTGGGACATAGAGAAAGCCGTTGGTCGCGGTCGTGGCGAGTGCGCCTTGTGCGCCTGCGGCAAAACTGCCGTTCGCCGTGATTTGCGCGGTGATGCTTCCAGCCGTGTGCCACGAATGGGTCAAGTTTGTGCCGTTGCTGGTAATGGTGTAGCCGTTGGAAACGCCCGTCTGCTGCGCGGCAAAGATGTTTTGCGCCCCTGCGCCTACATCGACCGCAAGACGATGCCCCGGCGAACTCGTCCCGATGCCGAGGTTGCCGGAGGAGTCGAGGCGGGCGCGTTCTGTGCTGTTGGTTTGCCATGTATGTGTGGCGCTGCCGTTGGACGCATCGTGCGTAACAACTCCGCTTGCAATACCAACAAGATATTGAGCGTTTGAAGTCCCGCGAAAAGTTCCAATAACGCCATCAGTTGAGCGTTCTGCGTGAATTCTAGTTGTAGGCGAACTCGTCCCGATGCCGAGGTTGCCGGAGGAGTCGAGCGTGAGTTGATTTGTACCGCTTCCACCAGTTTGAATAGCAAAAGATGACCCACCAAACAGCGTGGCAAGCGTCGTGGTGCTGCTCGTCGTGTTGAGCGTGAAGCCGAACGAACCCGTGGAATCGTTCTGACGGTATTGACTGCCGACAACATGGAGTTTTGCGCTAGGCGAACTCGTCCCGATGCCGAGGTTGCCGGAACTATCAAACCTAGCCGCCTCAACGCCGCCCTCCGTAAACGCAATCGTGTCTGCGGCGGGAAAGAAGATGCCGGTGTTGGTGTCGCCGGTCGTGGTGATAGACGGCGCTGCGGCAGAACCGGCAGCGAAAACCACCGACGCAGATCCGGTAACTGTCATCGTCCCGGCCACCGCCAGCGTCTTGCCGGCGCCGACATTGAGCCCCACCGAGGTGCCGCTGCCGGCGGCGGCGAACAGTCCGTCCACGAGGTCCAGGTTGGTGTTGATCTTGCCGCCCCAGGTGTCCGCCGATGCGCCGACTTCCGGCTTCGTCAGGCCAAGGTTGGTGGTGGTTGTGTCAGCCATGCTTGCTACCCTCAGGCGGCCCCTAAATAGGCCGGATTCTCTGTGTGAATTTTTTAGTCTTTGCCGGCAGCGCTAAACTACGGGATCACCCGCGTCGGCTTGACTGTCATGGAAATGCGCCCCTGGCTGAATGCCGCGCGCTCGTTCTGCAGGATCATGTCCTCGATGGCCTGCCCGTAGAGCGGGGTCCAGAGGGCGACGCGCTCGTCGTCGCGCAGGTACGGGGCCGCCTGCAGCAGCGACCCGTAGAGGTACACATCAGGGTGCCGCTCCAAGATCCAATTCGATGCGTTGGAATCCGAGAGCTTGGCAAGAGTTGCCACATATGTCAGCTCTGCGGTGTAGCTAGTGTCGGGCGGCGGCAGCGTCTCGACTTGGTCTACAATCAGCGCAAAATATTGCGGCTTGCCGGTCGTGCGGTAGACGGTCTTCTTCGCGTCAAGCTCGTCCTCGGTCAAGAACACGAGCTGCTGCACGGGCGCCGTCGAGGTCAGCACCAGCGACTTTGCAGACAGAAAGTCAGACGGGAGCGTGGTGAACTGCGCGCTGATAGTAATATCCACGCGCTTGACCATCTTCTGGGTCGGCAGACGGCGCTCGAGCTGCGCCTCGGCCAACGAGATGAAGTCCGGGATGACCGACGTCAGGTCGTCCCGGTTCAGCCAGTCGGCGATGCTCGCCCTAAGCGCGCTGTATGATGTTAGAGCCATCCACCTGTTCCTTCATCGCCCATGCGCCTTCGTGTGAATACTCGAAGGTCCCGATGTGCTTAACCTGGTGCGAGAGGTCATGGTCCACGAGTACCTCGTATCCCGCCTCGCGCGCCTTGCGGCAGAAAAACACGTCCTCGCCGATGTAGTGATTCCCGATGGTGGAGTAGGGGATCGCAAACCACGGCGCCTCCACCTTCTCGAACACCTCGCGCTTCACCATCATCACCCCCATGCCGATGTAATCCACCGGCTGGAGCCCCTCAGAGTCCGGCGCGGTATACACCCGCCCGATCTCGCCGTTGTTGTCCATCATCGCCACCGGCTTGACCGGCATACGGCGCGTCGCATAATTCGCGGCCACGATGGGCTTGTCGCGCAGCATGAGGTGCCCGATGGTCTCCCTCGGGAACCGCATGTCTGAGTCAAGCCAGAGGAGATAGTCCGCCTTCTCCTCCAGAGCCTGCCGCGCAAGCTCCATCCGTTGAGAGGCGATCAGAGTCCCGTGCGAGGTGTAAAGCAGCACACGGTCGTCTGTTGTCGCGGTGTGGAACGACATCGCGCGCGCTAGGTCATAGGCGAACGAGGTCATCACCGTGTCCCTTGCCGGGACCAGAATCGCGACCGAGCGGCTCATACGCGCCCCGGCCGTGTTCTAAAAAACCTGTTGTCTGCGTCGTTCAGCCAGGCCTTCATCTTCTTCGGGTCGTCAACGATGCCCTGGCTCTTCAGCCGGTAGAACAACGGCATCGGTATCGAGGCCACCTTGCTCCACTCGCCCCAGCGCGTCCTCTCGTCGGTCGCTGAATACTGGGCCTTGTTCTGCTCTACGATGTCGCCGACCTCGAAGACCGTCTCGATGGTCGCCTCGTCAGAGTCGGCGTTGTAGTGCCACCACTTCGTGGTGCCTGTCGTCGGGTCAAAGTCGAAAAGCTTCTTGCCCGAAGATTGCATATTTACCTCAACTCAAAGGGCGCCGGCACAATTACCGGCGCCCCCGAGTTTACATCACCCCGATCAGGTCGTGGTGAGGTCAGCCGCAAGGCCGTGCGCGGCCTCGGTGTTAACCTTCAAGCCCCACTCGACGAGGATCATGCGCTTCTCGGCGTCGCCGGTCTTGGCGAGCTGCACCGTGCTGAACGGGCGCAGGAACGAAACGGCCGCGTACTCGGGGTCGAGCACGAAGGCGTCACGCTCACGCTGGAAGCGGTTCGGGACGACGTTCACGTTGCCGAAGTCGGAAACGTAGACATCAGCCGCGCCGATGATGGTAGCGGCACGGTTGCCGACCACTTCCTTGCGGATTTCCGCGATACCGGCAAAGCCCGACACGCGCTGCTTGTTGACCGGGCCAACCATCAGCACCTTGGGGGTGCCGCCGGACGCCCAGACCTTCTGGATGACCGACTTGAGGATGGACTCCGTGAAGGTGCGCAGGTTGGCATCGGTCGCGTCCGTGCGGGTCGCGTTCGGCTGCGTGGTGTACGACGGATCGGCGCCGGTCGTGCCCTTGTCCGTGTTGGTCTTCAAGAAGGCCAACAGCGAGCCCGTCTTACGGAGCGCCGTGCTCACGCCAGCCGAGCCACCCGAGGCGGCCTGGTTGGTGAGCATGATGCTCTCCATGTCGCGCTTGAGCTCGGCCGAGCGCTTGGCAAGCTGGTAGGCCAGCTCCGAGCGACGGCCAGCCTTGTCCACCGACTCGAGCGTGCCCGAGAGGATGAGCGTCTTGCGGCTGACCTGCGTGTAGTTGCCGACACGAACCGTCGCCGTGGTCGAATCGTAGGACGACACGTCGTCGCCTTCGATCTGCGCGTTGGTCGTGGAGGCCGCAGCGAGGGCGTCCGTCTGCCACTCGAAGAACGTGTTCTTGACGTTCTCGCGGCCGATGTTCGACATGAACGGCGTCTCTTCCGGCGAGATGTTGTAGATCACATTCGAGAGGGACTCACGGATACCTTTTGCGCTGAAGGTATCAAACGTATTGCTGGTCTGGGACATTAGAAGTTACTCCAAGAATTGTTCAAACACGGCAGCAGCGTCGCGCTTGCTGCCACTATTTGCGAGTCTTGAAAAAGCGGCCTTCGATGCGACGACCTTGGACGACTGCGGCGTGGAGGCGGCTCCGGCCCTCATGGGCTTGGCCTTCTGGATGATCTGCGGACGCATCTGATCGCGTTTGCTCATCAGCTGGTCGAACATCATCGCCTTGCGCAGCGCCAGGACGGCCCGGGCGTCGTAGATGTCCGAAATCTCCTCGACCGTAAAGCCGAGTCTTTCGGTGGCATATTCGACGATCTTCGCCTTCTCGGCGCGCGCCTTGTCAGCGTCGCGCCACTCTGGCATGGCCTCCAAGAGCTTGCTGCGTTCGGACTCGAGGGTCTTCTCGGCCTCCGCTCTCTCTTCAGCCTGCTGCTGCTCCACCAGAGCCTGCTTCTGGGTCTGCACCCACGCCGCCTGCTCTTGCCTGGACCGCACTAGCTCGCGCTGTCGCACCCACTCGACCGGGTTCTCGGCGTAGAGCCTCTCCCAGTCAACCTCGGGCGGTTGCAGCGACTTGAGCGTGCCCTCCAGGGCTGCCAAGGTCTGCGCATACCGTTGCCGCTCTTCCCGCGCCAGGGCCGACTCTTGCTGTGCCTGTTTCCGGGCCTCGGCGATCGCCTGCGTCTTGCGCGTGTAATCCGCGGTGCGGGAGTAACCCTTCAGCAGCTCATCCAGCGGGACATCGACTTCTTCCCCGTCAACCTTGACGCGGAATGTCTGGCCCGGCTGGGGCGCCTCTTCGGCATCCTCCTCGCCTTCGGTCTGCTCGCCCTCGTCGGCGGACTCGCTTGCCGCTAACTCGGGCTCATCTTCCACCACGCCTTCCGTTTCGGGCTGCTCGTTTTCGCCTTCGTCGGCGGCGAGCATCTGCTCGAAGACATCTTGCGTGGACTGTACGTTTCCCGGGGGTGTACCCGTGCCGGTAGTGCTCATGACCCCATTGTCACCGTCTACCAGAGATTTTGTCGATGTCTCGGTTGGCGATGGCGCCGTTGTCGATCACCACCCGCAGGTGACGCTGGATCTCGGCCAGGATGCCGACCGCGAGCCACAGACGCTCGCGCTCCTCTTGGTCGGCGGGCTTGCTCTGCCGCCATGCATCCATGTACCGGCGCTCAAGCTCGGCGAAGGCCTCGACCATGATGGGGTTCTCGAGCAGCTCCTTGGCCTGCACCCCCTTGCCGGCGTCGATGTACGGGTTGCGCTCGCTCAAGCCAGAAGCCCGCTCTTGGGGCGGTTCTTCATGGCGCGCTTCAAGAGCTTGCCGCCCTTGTCGGCCTTGTTGAACTCCTTGGCGACCTTCATCGGCACGCCCACCTTCTTGGCAAACTCCTTGGAGTGCGCGGCGGCTGCCATGAGGCGAGCTTGTTTGGCGGACTTGCTAGGCATACATGCTCCCCTGATCTTGTTGTGACAGCAGCCCATCTTGGACCTGCTGCTGCTTGTTTTTCGCGAGCGGCGCCTTTCCTTGGATGAAGTCCTTCAGCGCCTTCTCTCTCGTGATTCCGCGCTTTTTTGCGGTGGCGGCGAGTCTTTCCTCGAGGACCTTCATGAAGGCAATAGGCGGAGACCCGAGCCCGGTGACCTCTCCGGCGCCGAGCCAGAGTGCAGCCTGGGCGGCCGCCGGCGATACCCCAAGGTCTTTCGCGAGTCTTTTGTTCAGCTCCTCGAATGCCTTGTAGTCTGTTTTGCTCGGCGCTTCCTTGAACCAGGTCGGCGGGATTGTCTCCCACTTCACCTTGTTGGTCTGTACAAACTCCCTTGGGTTGAAAGATTGAGCATCCCACGCGCCGTGCTTTTTTTCGTTCCACCACGAAGGCTTCGGGGTGCCCTTTGGGTCGGCCAGCCTGCTGTTTATGAACTCCGGGTCCTTGGATGCGATAGCAAACGCCCTGACGTTGTGCTTGTCCACCGTCGCATAGTCCCAGTTCCCCTTCAAGTTTTCGCCGAAGGTGAATCTCTTGGGGTTTTTTATCGGGTCAAGCTGGCCGCCGGCGAGTATTTCTGCGGCGTTCTTGAAGTGCAGGTTCTGGGCCTTGTGCCCATAGCCGGAGCCCTTCGGCGGCTTGACGGCGGGCTCGCCCCTTACCGCTTGCTGGTAGTAATAAGAGGCGATCTTTGCGTTTGCCGGGGTCTTTGCGCCGGCGCTGGTGGCCGCAACAAGGTCTATGTACTTCTCGTAGTTTTTCTGGCCGACATCTTCGCCAAATTCTTTGACAAACTCATCCCTGAGTGCGTCCGTGTTGTACCACCCGAGGCCCTCTTCGGTCATGCCTCGGCGCGCCCAGTTTAAAATCTGGTCATAGGCCTTTTGATTTTTTGCCAGCCGCTGCATATACCCGGGGGCGCCGCGCGGAGGCTCATACCTCGGAATCTCGACCTTTCTAGATGGCTGCGTGGTCAACCCCTCAAGGTTGAAGTATTGCTCATCCTTCGGGGGCTGCATTTCCGTCGGAAACGAGCTTCCGTCGGCGGCCATTGCCACCTGCCCGTCGTCTCCGCCTCGCCGCATACGAGAAAGGATGCTTCCAAACGGGATGAAGTTGCTCGCGGCAAGGGCCCCCGCAACGGGGTCTCTGTCACGGCGCGCGCGCTCCAGATCGCGCAGCGCCATCGCCTGGCCGACGCCGGGGAGCGAGCCGAGGCCCATCTCGAGCGCCGTGTCGCTCTCGGCCTGCGGGTCGAGAGACAGCAGCCCGCGCGCTTGGCGCT